TCCGCGTCGACGTAATGGACGAACAGTTGAACGTGGAACGCCCCCGGGGGGCCGGTCATCGGCTCGCGCCAGTGTTCGACTTCGCATCCCCGGTACACGGCCATCTCGCCAGGGCGCTGGGTGATCTTCTGGCCTTCGATGAACAGCGGCCACGACTCGTCCCGGTTGGTGCCGACCAGCAGGGTGGCTGACACCTCACAGGCCGGGCGGTCCTTGTGCCTGTCCAGGATGGCTCCCGGTCGGTAGACCCGGAAGTAGGTGTAGGTCGGCAGAAGGGTCAGGCCGGTCACTTCCTCCATGCGGGGCCAGAGGCGGGCGTGGAGGAACTGCATCACCGGGTCTTTGTAGGCGGCGTGCATGCCTGGCGACTGGTCATCGTTTCGTTCCGGGGTGATCGACTCGGTCCAAAGTGCGTAGCGGGTGACGAAGTCCAGATCGGCGGCGTCGATCTCTGACTTGGCTTCCTCGTACCGGGTGCCTGTGCCCAGGTGCCATTTGGCCCACCCGGTCATGCTGGCGGTGCGAACCCATAAAAGACGTTGAAAACGTACCGGTCGACCGTGGCCGGGAGCGACCGGTGGGCGTACATCCACGCTGCCGGGAAGATCACCGCGCGGCCTTCCACCGGGTGTACGCGGAGGCCCTGTTCGGGGAACTCCAACTCACCGCCGTCGGTGATCGTGTTGAGGAACATGCAGAACGTGAGGTGCCGGTGGGCGAGATCCGGCCACCCGGCGTCGCTGTGGATGGCATGGTACGCCTGGCCCGGTTGATAGCGAAGGATGTTGTACCCCTCGCCCATCCCGAACCGTGGCTGGTCGCCTGCCTGTTTGCGTTCCTTGCAGTAGTGGTCTAGGCACTCCTGAGCGAACGTCAGGATCGGCTCGTGTTCGACCGGCGGGCACGTCGCGTCGAATGCCAACTGGTCCGAGTCCCGCGAATAAAGGTCCGCACCGCCGACGGTGCGGGACTGGTTCCACCGCTGCGACCGGTTCGCGTTGAGGATGGATTCGGGGCAGCAGGTCGTGTCGGCGAGTTGGTACTGGGCGACGAATCGGTCCACCCAGACGGGGGTGGCGGTCGTCGCCGTCGTCAGCGTGTCGGCGATGCCAGTCATGCCGGGTCGAGCCACTGTTGGTTTTCTTCGTCCCACCGGTAGTTCCTGTCGGGGCCAGCGTCGGCGGGTGGATCGACAGGCGGCACCCAGCCTGTCTCAGCGGTTCCCGTCCACGACGGGTACGGCTTCGCTGGGGACTCGGGCGGTGGGCCGTTGTCGATGTGATCCCACGCCTGAGTGTCCTCGTTCCAGTCGTATTCCTCGCCGTCGTCCGGGTGGTCAACCGGTGGCATCCACCGCTGGATACCGCCCTCCAGTTGGAGCACCCACGACGGGTAGGGCTGTGGCCCAATGAAGATGTCCAGGGCAGCGTCGTAGATCATTCCGATCCCGGCGAACCGGTTGCGGAAGTTGTGGTTGTAGGAGGTCTGAACGTAGGTCGGGCCGTCGCCGTGGTGGGCGTGAAGGTGGGCGATGCCGACCGCTTCACTTTCCGCGCCGTCCCCGTCGAGCATGTCGTCGTTACCGACGACCAGGACACGGGTGACCTCGTTGTTCTCGTCTATCTCAGCAAAGTGGGCCACGGCTCAGACCGCCCAACGGACCACTACTACGCCGGAGCCACCCGCGCCGCCTTCGCCCATAGATGGTACAGGGCTGGGCGGCCCCTGCTGAGGTGAACCCCCGCCACCACCGCCGCCGGTGTTGGCCGTTCCGTCGCCGCCGTCCACTGGCCCGGTGTACGGGCCGCCTCCAACCGATCCGGGGGTCGGGCCGATACTGCCCCCCGCTCCACCCCCGCCTGCACCGCCCGCACCTGCGAACGATTCGACGGTCGAGTTGGCCTGGTCGGCATACGACATCGCCCCGCCGCCGCCGCCTGCGTAGGTGACCGGCGCACCGGGACCGCCTTTGTAGACATTGGCGACACCTGCCCCGCCAGCACCGCCGATCCAATGGTTGAACCCCGGCAGCACCCGGTAGAATTTGTAGCCGTCGCCGCCGACCGCGCCTGCGCCGCCACCACCCGACCCGACCCTGTAACCGATGCTGTATTGGGTGCTCGGGCTGTAAACCCCGCCGGGACTGTCCGCTGCGTTGTACCCGCCGCCATTGTTTCCAATACCGGGTGTTCCTCCCGACCCCTGCTTTTGGCCGTCGGCGGTTATCGGCTGGCAGCCGTTACCGCCACCGGACGCGCCGCCGGACGACCGGTGGGCAGGGTGAGGGAAAGACCCGTTGTAGGACCGGTCGCCTAGCCCGGCACCCCCACCGGCCGAGTCGATGCCCCCAAAGGTCGATTCGGTGCCCTTGAACCCGACATCCCCGGGGCTGGCGGGTTCAGGATAGGTCGCCCCCGCGCCGCCCGCTCCGATTGTCACCGGGTAGACGCCGTTACCGGCAGGGCCGCCCGTCGCCGACACGGCGATGCCCGGAATGACTTGCATCCCGCCCGCGCCGCCGCCCCCGCCGCCGGAGTCGTTGTATGTGCCGTCCGGTCGAGCGGACCCGCCACCGCCGCCGCCGCCTACGATGAGAATGTCAACGACACCGGCTCCTCCGGTAACCGTGAACGAACCCGGGCTAGTGAATTCACGGCTCTCGTACCCGGTGTACGACGTGGTCGTGTTCCCTGAACCCGGATCGACAGCGAACGCGTCGCCGCCGCCCCCGCCGAACGAACCCGATGTCCAGTCGGTGACTTTGGAACTGGCGAAAAACCGTTCGATCCTCGGCATTAGGCGGTGATCCTATTGACGTAGCCGTTGATCACGACGACGTTGGCGGCTGCGGCGAACGCTTTGACGACCAGGCCGTTTTGGAGCAGTAAACCGGGACAGATCAGCGTCCACCCGGCCTCCGTGGTGATCGTCTGCTCGATCAGGTCATCCGGGGAGGTCGTCCCGCCGTACTCGATGGTCAGTTTCCTGTCCGAACTGTCGGTGTTCATCGCGTATAACCACAGCTCGTCCAGATTCGACGTCCCCGACACCGCGGTGTGAATAGTCGTACCGGCCGACGCGGTCGCGACGACTTTGATGTTCTTGCCGTTCGTCCCACCGGACAGTAGTTGCTTTCCGTACGTTGCCACAGGGGCCTCCTAAGTAAAAACGCTCACGGCGATGAGTAGATTCGCTGCTTCGGGGTCGTCGGTGCCGGCGGTGGTTTGCAGCGACCCGTCGGAGAACTCTAAACCGCCCGAATCCAGCACGATGCGGTTATTTGTCAGGTCCATGATCATCGGCAGGACTTCCCCGGTGTCCCCGGTCTGGCCTTCTTTGATCTGGGCGATCATGTAGTCGCGGATCAGTTCCTGCTCGGCAGCTGTCAGGACCGCGCCAGCTGCGAAAGCACCAGGAACGCCGGAAAATGTTTGCTGGGCCATGTGACGCCTCCTACGGGGCCATCTTGTTCGTGTTCAGGATGCCGTCGATAGTGCTGTCCAGGATGAAGTATTGCTGGTCGCCGGACCCGGAACAGTTGAGCCGCATTTCCCAATCCATCGGCGTGATGTCATGGGTGACGCCTTCGACGCGGACGATGCGTTGCTGCGCGGTGTCGGCGCCCACCGGGGTGAACGACACCTGGATGCCGTCCCAAATACCGAGCTTGGCGACGGCTTCTGCCTGCGCCTCGGTCATGGACCTGGGCATACAAGTGAGCTGTGACACCCGTAGCGCCGGCGTCGAATACAGCAGAACAAAATTTGTTGCCGCTGATAGGACGTCTGCGTCGTTCAGGTTCAACAGGTTACGCCGGACGATAGTTCGGATGCCGTACAGGGCCTGATTCGTTGCGTCGTTGAAGATTTGATCGTTGCCGGTCGACCCGGCGTAAACGCCGCGGTTAAACAGGATCTCAGACCCGTACGTCGTTTTCAGGCCGGTCATGGGCGGTTGGGTCGAGCTGCCACCCGACCCGATGAACGTCAAACCGGTCGGCGTGGACGGCGCGTACCGTTTTTTGTACGTCAGGACGTTGCCGCGTTTCGTAGACGCGGCCGCTGCGCCGCCTGGGATGCCGTGCCGGCAGTAGATGGCGCCGTCCTCGGATTGGGCGAGCCGCGCCGTGTACGTCGCCGTCTGGAGGCCGGCGACCGTTTCGGCGGCCATCGTGATCGACGAAGTGTCGATGTCCCGGTCGACGGGGTTGGATTCGTCCGGGTAGTTGACCTGGGCGTTGTCGAGAATGGCGGTGAACCTGGCCGAACCGACCTGCTCGACGAAATCGACGTCGTTCAACTCCGTTTTCGCCAGGGTCGACAGCCCGTCGGAACATTTGAGGGTCACCGTCGAATCGGTCGCGTCGGGGAACACGACGTCGATGTCGTCGATTTTGCCGCGGAACAGGGTTGTCGGCTGGCTCGCCGAGTTTAGGAACACGTTGACGCGGACCTCGGCGCCGATCCACTGTGAATCGCCGTATGTGCCGCCACCCAGGGGCGAGTAGGCGTTGCTTTGGTTGTTGAGGCTGATGACGCATGTGCCAGCTGTGAAAACGTCCTGCACGCGGGACCGGCCGACCTTGATTTTTGTAGCGCGCACATCTGCTGTGAGGGCGCGAAACGACCCGTCGAGGTACACATGGACGACAAACGTCGGCGAAGCCATCGGCTACTGCGCTGACTGCTGCCAATGCGGCGGCAACGGCCCGTTCGTGTCGACGAA